GGGCCGCGCAGCCGACGCTCGCCGAGGTGGACGCTGCGTGCGGAAAGGCCCGCCGTGCCGCGCTGCACTGCCGGGAAAACCTCGGCTACCCACGCCGCATCCTGGTCGATCTGCAGCCGCGCTACGCGGCCTGGGGGCCGGGCCTATGAATGCGGCATCCATCCGCCTGCTGGGCCTGGGCTTGCTGATCGCCGTGTCGATCATCGGCGCCAAGGCCCTGCAATCCCACCTGATCGCCAAGGGCGACGCCCAGGGCGCAGCCCGCGTGCAGGCCGCGTGGGACGCGCAGGAAGAAGCGCGCAACCAAGCCACCGCCCGCGACAACGCCACCAAGTTCCGCAACGCTGAAAGAACCGCCTATGAAGACGCCAAGCGCGAAGCCGCGCGCCGTGCTCGCGATGCTGCTGCCGCTACTGTTATGCGCGGCCTGCGCGCAGAAATTGCCCGCCTCAACGACCGCCCCGATCCCTACCCGGCAGGAGATGCCGGCATTGCCGCCTGCACTCGCGAAGCCTCCACCGCAAGGCAGCTATTCGGAGAAAGCGCAGGCGCGTATCAAGAGCTGGCAGAAGACGCTGACGGACTCCGCGACCAAGTAGCCGGCCTGCAGGACTTCGCCCGCAACGTATGTCGAGCAGGTGCCCCGCCGCGCCTGCCCAACTGGACCGACCAAGGGGCCGCGATTGACTGACGACATTGACCGCGCCCAGGCCCGCGAGGCCGAGCTGCTCGCCGACGCGCTGCGCGACCACCGCCGCCGTGCGGGCCTGGCCGGGAAGACCGCTGCCGACTCGGCCGAGTTCTGCCAGGCGCGCGGCTGCGGCGAGGAAATACCCGAGACCCGCCGCCACCTCGTGCCTGGGTGCCAGTTCTGTGTGGCGTGCCAGGAACGCCTTGAAAGATCGAAGGGAGCGCGATGACGCTGCAAGTGGACTTCTGGCAACTGCTCGGCTTCGGGCTGACGCTGCTCTCCGGCTTCGCCGGAATCATCTTCGGTGCGGGCCGCCTCATCGCATCGCAGTTCCAGTCACGCATCGACGAGCGTTTCGACGTGCTGCAGAAGGCACGCGAAGCCGAGGCCCAGGGCATTACGAACCTGGAGCGGGAATTCCTGCGCTTCCAGGCTGACTTGCCCCTGCACTACGTGCGCCGCGAGGACTACGTGCGCGGCCAATCCATCGTGGAAGCCAAGCTGGACGGCCTGGCGACCAAGATCGACAACGCGCAGTTGCGCGCATCCATGAACGAGCGAGGGAGCCCATGAGCACCGCCATCGACCAAGCCCGCATCCGCCGCGCAAGCCTGCGCTGGCTCATCATCCTGACGCTCAACAACGCCCAGCCCATCGGCGCATTCGAAGGCCCCATCCTGGCCGTGGCCCAGTCCGAGTATCCGGACGCCACGCCGCTGGAGCTGCGGCGCGAGCTGGACTACCTGCACGACCGCGAACTGATCAAGGTGGACCGGCAACCCTCGGGCCGCTGGTTCGCGGAGCTGACACGCATCGGCGTTGACCTGGCCGAGTACGAAATTCCCTGCGAGCCCGGCATCGCCCGGCCCGAGAAGTACTGGTAAGCCATGGGCCGCAAGAGCAGCATCGACCGGCTCGACCCGGAGATCAAGGCATACATCCAGGCCATGCTTGCCTCGGGCAGCATGACCTTGGACGCGCTGATCGCCGACCTGCAGGCGCGCTACCCGGCCGCCGCCACTGCGGGCGACCTGCCCAGCCGCTCGGCCGTGGGCCGCTACGGCCAGAAGCTGGAGCGCCGCCTCGCGGCCATCCGCGCGAGCACCGAAGCCGCCAAGATGATCCAGGCCCAGGCCGGCGACGACAAAGACGCGCGCAGCGAGGCCCTGACGGCGTTGGTGCAGACCGAGCTGTTCGAGGCCATCCTGGCGCTGCAGGAAGCCGACGAGCCGCCACCCGAGGGCATGTCGGCCGAGGATGTGGCGGCCGCTCGCGTGGAGCTGCTCAGCAAGGCAGCCAAGAACATCGCCACGCTCACGCGCAGCAGCATCAACCTGAAGGAATTCCAGGCCAAGGTGGAAGAGGCCGCGCGCCGCAAGCTGCTGGAAGAGCAGCGCGCCAAGCTCGAAGCCATGCCAGCCAAGGCCGGCGTCACACCCGAAACGAAGGCCGCCATCCGCGAAGCCCTGGGGATCGCCTAGCCATGCAGCTCAAGGGTCGCGCCAAGTGCATTCCAAAGGATCGCGATGCGATCTTTCTGCCGTTCCAGAGCAAGTGGATCAAGGACGAATCGCGCATCAAGCTCATGGAGAAATCGCGGCAGATCGGCATCAGCTGGTCCACCGCCTACGGCGCCGACGAGCGCGCTGCCGCCCAGGGCGCGCGATTTGACGAATGGGTGAGCAGCCGCGACGACATCCAGGCGCGGCTGTTCATTGAGGACTGCAAGCTGTGGGCCGGGATCATGGGGATGGCCGCCAAGGACCTGGGCGAAGTGGTCCTGGACGCTGACAAGAAGCTCAACGCCTACGTGCTGCAGTTCGCCAGCGGCCGGCGCATCCACAGCATGAGCAGCAACCCCGATGCCCAGGCGGGCAAGCGGGGCAGCCGCATCTTGGACGAGTTCGCCATCCACCGCGAGCAGCGCAAGATGTGGGCCATCGCCTACCCCGGCATCACCTGGGGCGGCGCCATGGAGATCATCAGCACGCACCGGGGCTCCTACAGCTTCTTCAACAACCTGGTGCGCGAGGCCCGCCACGGCGGCAATCCGAAGAAGCTCAGCCTGCACCGTGTCACGCTGCAGGACGCGTTGGAGCAAGGCTTCCTGTTCAAGCTGCAGCAAGCGCTGCCGGCCGATGCTGAGCAGCAGGCCATGGACGAGGCCGAGTACTTCGACTTCGTGAAATCAGGCGCTGCAGACGAGGAATCGTTCGACCAGGAATACCAGTGCATTCCGGCCGACGACGATGCCAAGTTCCTGGAGTACGGCCTCATCACGGCCTGCGAATACTCGGGCGGCACCGACTGGCAGCGCGGCCTGCAGGGGCCTTTCCAGGGCCGCTTGTTCGCGGGTGTGGACATTGGCCGGAAGAAAGACTTGACCGTGCTGTGGGTGGTCGAGCTGCTCGGCGACGTGTTCTACACCCGCCATGTCGAGGTCATGGAGAAGATGCGCAAGAGCGCCCAGGAAGCCATCCTGTGGCCCTGGTTTGCGATTTGCGACCGCATATGCATCGACGCCACGGGTTTGGGCATCGGCTGGTCCGATGACGCCCAGGACAAGTTCGGCAAGCACCGCGTGGAGGCTGTGAACTTCTCCGGCCCGGTGAAGGAAGCGCTGGCCTATCCGCTCAAGGGAGCCATGGAGGACCGCCAGGTCCGCATCCCCGAAGACCCCAAAATTCGCGCCGACCTTCGCAAGATTCAGAAAACCACCACGTCGGCGGGCAATGTGCGCTTCGTTGCCGATGGCGACGACAGCACCAAGGTCAACGGCCACGCCGACCGCTTCTGGGCGCTTGCCCTGGCGCTGCATGCAGGCAGCAACCCCGCCGCCCCCCTTGACTGGACTCCCGCTCCGTCGCTCCCGCGCGGCTACGACAACCACGGCGCAGAAGGCGATCAGGCCGAGGACTACCTCGCCCTGATTGAGCCGCGCTCTACCTGGTAGACCCCATGGCAACCTCCCGAATCCTCGGCCCGGACGGCCAGCCGATCCAAATGCCCGACCTGCAGGAGCCGCAAACATCGCGGCTCCTGCACTTGCAGCGCGAGCTGCAGACCCATCCCACGCGCGGCCTCACGCCCTCGCGCCTGGCGAAGATCCTGGACGCGGCCGAGGCTGGCGACCTGATCGCACAGTTCGAGCTGTTCGAGGATATGGAAGAAAAGGACGGCCACATCGCCGCCGAGATGGGCAAGCGCCGCCGCGCCTGTATGCTCGACTGGGATGTGGTTCCGCCCGAGGGCGCCGACGCCGCCGAGAAGAAGATCGCCGCCCAGCTCGGCGAGCTGCTTATGGAGGTGCCCGACTTCGAGGACATGGTCTTCGACCTCACGGACGCCATCGGCAAGGGCTTCGTGTGCCTGGAGAACGAATGGCATCGCGTGGAGGGCAAATGGGTGCCCAAGACGATCACGCACCGCCCGCAGTCCTGGTTCACGCTGCACCGCGGCTACCGGCAGGAACTGCGCCTGCGCAGCAACGCGGTCGTGGACGGCGTCATGGGCGACCCGCTGCAGCCCTTCGGCTGGATCACCCACATCCACAAGGCCAAGAGCGGCTACCTGGAGCGCGCTGCGCTGTTCCGCCAGCTTGTGTGGACGTACCTGTTCAAGAACTACAGCGTCGGCGACCTGGCCGAGTTCCTGGAGCTGATCGGCGTGCTGCGCCTGGGCAAGTACCCGCCCAACGCCAGCGAAAAGGAGAAGGCCACGCTGCTGCGTGCTCTGGCCGCTATTGGGCACAACGCCAGCGGCATCATTCCAGAGGGCATGCTGATCGAGTTCCACAACGTGGCTCCTGGCGACCCCAAGGCGTTCCAGGCCATGATCGACTGGTGCGAGCGCAATCAGTCCAAGGTCATCCTCGGCGGCACCCTGACCAGCGGAGCGGACGGCGCAGCCAGCACCAATGCGCTGGGCAACGTCCACAACGAAGTGCGCAAGGATCTGCGCGACGGCGACATCCGCCAGGCCAATACCACGCTCACGCGTGATCTGGTGTTTGCCGTGGCCTCGCTCAACGGCCTGGCGCCGGGCGGCCTGCGCCGCCTGCCGCAGTTCCGCCTGAAGACGCAAGAGCGCGAAGACCTCACCGCGTTCAGCCAGGGCCTGCCGCCGCTGGTCAACATGGGCGTGCGTCCGCCCATCTGGTGGGTGCACGAGCGCCTGGGCATCCCCACGGCCCAGGGCACCGAGCCGGTGCTGATGCCTATGCAGCAGCCCGCGCC